TGCTGGTCTTCAGTCATGGTGGTCTTTCGAGTGCCTCGCGGCGTATTCGAGTCAATGCCCGCAAGGGCGGTCAAGCAGTCGGAATGACCGTTTCAGGCTCTTTCGTCACCACGTAACCCAGCGACTGAAGATGAGCGATCTCGGCAGTCACGGCGGCTTCAGCCTGGTCTTCTGCAGGCTTGGCATGCGCGAAGAAAGCAGCAATCCCAGCTTCAGCCTCAGCAGGCAGTGCGCCGAGCTTGGCCTTCAGGCTGGCGACCAGCAATTCGATTTCAGTGACGATGGACATGTCGGGCTCCAAATGAAAAAACCCGCCTATCTTTCGATAGCGGGCGAAGGGCAACTGCGGGGGAAGGGTTAGGCGAACAGCTTGAACATGTCGGCGACGGTCACGGCCAGCATTGCGATGGCAAGCATCATCAAGATCGTGCCGCTCACCAGCGCATCCCTCCGCCGAATGCTTTCACGCACGCAGCGCCCATGATCGCTAGGCCGATGAGGATGCCAATGCCAGCGATTGCCAGCACTCCACCAACAGCTCCGAGCACCCACATCAACCAGACGGGGATTGCGATGGTCATTGCTGGCTCCTTGCTCAATCAGGCTTTGCAGCGTCTTCGAGGTTCTGCACCACGTCGCTGATCGCCTTGGCCGTGTAAGGCTCGTCTTGGTCGGTCAGTGCGCCGCCCATCGTCACCACGTCAGCAACAACGCCGACTGGGATGGTCACGACGCCAAGAGCCGCCTTTGCGACTGATCCGAGAAAGTCGAACATGCTGCTTCCTTGTTAGGTGCCGGTCTTTCCCGGCTGTCATGCAGCGTTTCAGTGCACGGGCCGTTATTGCAGGCCATGTTAGGTGCTGGGCACGAGCCCAAAGCATGTAGCTATAGGGTGGTGGCTCGGCCCAGCGAAAACGAAAAAAGCCCCTTACGGGGGCGAGTCGGCTGCGTGCCGGGCCATCACTTCCCGCCAATATTTCAGGCGGTTGACCGGTTCGTCCAGATCACGAGCATACGTATTTTGCGACAAAGCCGCTGCAGACGTGAATCTGAGCGGCTTATGGGTTGATGGCGAGGAGTCTGGTCGGTCGAGACGTTTTTGACCCAACTTCGCGGCTTGCTCTCCATCAAGTAAACGGCCTGTTGGCGCAGGACGAAGAGTGAAAGGACTAGAAGTCCTCTTCGCTTTGACCGTTTGCTTGATGCTCCCTTTTCCAAGAGACACCAATCCCCCACCCCGCTATCGTCCTACTGCAACAGTCTTGCGTCAACGGATATTGTGTAAATATTCTTTACATCCATCAGACATCGACGCCAGCCGACCTCATGCGACGAGCCAAGATCGCCCGCGCCTCGTCAACAATGCGAGTCCGCTCCATCGACTCCCGGGGAAGTCTTGGACTCACCCAGACATTGAACCCAGTGTGCAGATTGCGCGCTTGGATCAGAATCGCGTCCTTGTAGGGCGACTCCATGCCCCCCTGCCCCCGCGAATCCCCAGTGACGATGAAGTCAATTGTGGTCATGACGAACAAGAACCAGTGCTTGTCGTGTAGGTCGTCTTCGGTCTCCCACCCCCGATAGCTCTCGGCATCCCTGAATGCTGGGTCGTCCTGCCGGTCGGTGCCGTTGATCGGCTTGGGCTCGGTCCAGGCGTGCCAGCGCGCGAGGTAGTCATTCAGGGTCTCGCGTTGGATTGCGGCGGCTACTGCTGCGCTGTCGTTCATCATGGCTGGCCCTTTCGAATGCATGTTCGTTGGCGATTTGCGCGCATCATTTGCGTGTCACGACGATGGCTTAACAGATACCAAGACCGACAGTGCTTCTTCACTTCCCCACCTCCAGCATCTCCTTGAGGGCCGCAATTTCCTGATCAAGGCACGCCAACATGAAAGGAAACGCATAGGCACCGTTACGCATCTGCATGGATTGCATGCGACTGCGCTCTTTCTCCAAACGGCTCAACTTCCATCGAATCCAGAACTTGGGTGCCTTCATGGCTTCACCTCCAGCATCTCTTTTCTTTCCCCTCCGCAAAACGGGCATGGCTTCAGTTCAGTCATACAGCACCTCTTTTCAGTTCACGAAGCCGTTTCACATATTCCGCCTTGATGGCGATCAGCTCTTCTCGCTGCCATTTGTGGGGCTCGTTGTTGGATTCGAGGGCTTCAACAGCTTCCATTCCAAGCCTCTCGATAAGGCCAATGCGATAGTCAACAGCACGGCCAGCGCCATACCGATTGCAATGCTTCCTTTGTGCGTGAGCATTGCGTTCATCAAACCGAAGATGAGAGGCTGATCCCGTTGATCGATAGTGACCGCAGTCATACCCTCCGCCCGGCGCATCAGCACCCAACGGTTTCCCACAGCAGATACATGGTTGGTCATGGTCTCGCTCCCTTATGAATGCATTGAAAGCCGTCTGGGCTTCTTTGATGAGGTCGGGAATTCGTTTCTGCTCTTGCCGCTTCTTCCGATCCAGCGATTTTTCGACTCGCTGCTTTGCCTTGCGTTCCTTCTCAGCATCGCGTTCCGCCCGTGCTTGTGTCGCTTCTGCATAGGCGTCGATGCATTCCGGATGGATCAACCGACGCGCAGCCTTTTCCTGTGGTGTAAATTTCTTCCTGCATTGCGGGCAGAGTGAGCGGCGGAATGTCAATTAATCCTCCAGACCCTGCGCCGTTGAGCCCGATGCTTTCCAGTCATTGGCTCTCGCCATGTGCCGAGCCGCTGCATCAGCATCCGTGCCCAAACAAGGCGCTGGCCAGCTTTGGACAGATGCGGGCCAGTCTTCAACGAAGAAGACCGATACATCAGAATCCGTGCGTTGAATCGCCTCATCCAAACTTCCGCGCCAACTGGTATTTCTGCCAAGGGCCGACAATCTGTTCACAGAATGCTTGGCGTGCGCTTGGAATCTCATCTAATTCCTTGCGCGACTTCACTTGGCACCACGAAATAATGATGGTCTTGGCAAGGGCTGCACTGGCCGGCTGATGGCTGATGCGTGCCTCGCTCCGAATCCACTCTTGAAACTCCGGGTCGTTGCACCACTGCACAGCCCGATAGCAGAGGTCGCCGAGGTATTCGCGCGGTTTATTCTGGTGTTTTCCCACCTGATTAGCCGGGACAGGCTGTTCGTCATCGCCGATTTGCACCAGCACAGCCATGAACCGCTTACCCTCCATGCCTACGAAGGATTCGAGCGCTTCACGGTCCTGCACAGCGAACACAACCTGCTGCCCCTGCGTGCTGGTGTCGGAGTAGCGGCGGAACTGCACCTCACCTTGGAATGCCGGGGTCATGCGCGCCTCACCATGTTGAACACACTGTTCGGCTGCGTATCCCTCGCCATCGCCACCATCGAATCGGGCGAGAGGGGCTCAGGCGGGGCGCGTCGCTTCGAGCTGGTCAGTACTGCCTTCCTGCGCACATCGGGCATGCGCTCGATAGCACGCTTCGTCACCTTGTACTGAACAGCGGTCGATTCGATCATGCAGGACTGAGTGAGAAGGTAAATCGTCGCCCGGATCTTCTTGGCGCTCATTCCCGTTGCCTCAACCAACTGCTCCGTTGTGTATGAAGTGCCGTCCTGCATCAGCATCAGAAGTTCAACTGTTGCCGTCATGACTCATCCCTCGCCCGGTTGTAAGCCGCCATCCACAATGCGTGCTGGAGCGTCTTATCGGGCCAGCTCAGAGCCTTCTCAATCGGCTCTTTCATCTTCCATGCGCGCTCTGCGTCGAACTCGATACAGCGGGCTTCGTAGGTGGGGTCTGTCGGCGACGTGTTGATGCCGTTGATGACATACGGAGATGCGAATGCGGGTACGTGGATCATGGCTTTTCCACCAATTCAGCATGCGCATGCATCGAAAATCTAGCTTTCACGATCTTCAGGATGCCCGCTTTCTCCAGCGCATTCACAGCCTAAGTACATCTACGAAAGTTATCTGCGCGAAACCAGCGAGCGTCGATGCCACCGATGTAATGGATCTTTACGCCGCTCTTCATCGCATCAAGAAGAGTTTGCTGTGTGGGGGATAGCTTCATCACACGCCCTCCACCCACTGCAGCACAGGCGCACCGCCGTACCGACGCTTTGCCTCAGCCATGCTCGATACAAGCACGTCTGGAATTGCGGTGAAGCGAATGCCCCAGTACTCAACGTCTGGGAGCTTGAAATAGGATGGCTTCAGGATGCGGTACATGATCATTCCTTTGGTTGGTAAATCTTCGTTTGCTGC